TTTGACACTACAACTGGTATAATGTATACTAGACATCAGCAAGACGATGGTGTCTTGTTTTGGATTGAAACGTGATTTTACTTGATAACAACCAAATACTAATTGCTAGCATTTTCCAATCACTGAAAAACCCAGAACTAGAAGAAAAGAACTTTCTTCGTCATTTGGTACTCAACACCTACCGAATGTATAGATCCTCCTTCAAAAAGGAGTATGGGGATCTGGTAATCTGTCACGATTCGTCTAACTGCTGGAGGAAGGATATTTTTCCAGAGTACAAGGCAAACCGAAAAGAAAGGCAGAAGACAGATTCTGTTGATTGGAACGATATCTACAACAAACTTCATGAAATCCGTGAGGAGATCAGTAAGAATTTTCCTTACAAGAATATTCGGGTAGAAAGAACAGAAGCAGATGATATCATTTCTGTCCTTGCCACAAAGTATTCTAAAACAGAAAAGGTTCTGATCGTTTCTAATGATAAGGACTTTAAGCAGTTGCTTCATTTACCAAATGTGAAGCAGTATGCACCAATGGGCAATTCGTTTGTTGAGTGTGAGAACCCTCATGACTTTCTACTTCAACATATTATGATGGGTGATTCGTCAGACGGCATTCCAAATGTTCTCTCTGACAATGACACCTTCGTCGTAAAAGAGAAGAGACAGAAGAGACTCACAAAGAAGATGGTTAGTTTGATTCTAGAAGAGTATGAATCTAACAACATTCCTCCTTCCTTTTGTTCTGATGGATGGGAAAGAAACCAGAAATTGATTGATCTTTCGAAGATTCCTGATAACATACAGCATTCCATTCTGGAAGCGTATGAGAACGCGGAGTGTGGAGATAGATCTTCAATGCTCAATTACATGATTGAGAACAGGCTTAAAAATTTAATAAACAGTTTGGAGGACTTTTAATGAAAAAGTCGAGGAAGAAGAGTGCGGAGCCTGACAGTTTTGATCGTCTAAAGGCAAAGCATAGTAAGAAACTTTTCCGCACAAAAAAGAATCAGCATAAGGTTATACTTAAAAACTACACCTCCAACAACTTGGAGGACATTGAACAGGTAGATGAATTGGAGAATATAGACTAATGACAGAAACCACCGTGAAACTTGGAAAAGAAACCCTTGCAATTCTTAAGAATTTTGCAACACTTAATTCCAACATTTTGATCAATGAAGGTAACAAAATTCAAACTCTCACTCCCACCAAGAATGTAATGGCTGTTGCTTATGTGCAGGAACAGTTTCCTTCTCGGTTTGGTATTTGGGACCTGAACAAGTTCCTTTCAACTATTTCGTTGTTTCGTGATCCTCAGATGGAGTTTCATGAAAAGTATGTGATCATCGGTGATCCAAGTGGATCCTCGGTGAAGTATTATTTTTCAGATGAAAGTCTTCTGACAGTTCCTACGAAGGATATCAACATGCCTGATACTGTTCTCAGTGTTATACTGAGTCAGCAGATCTTTACGGAACTTCAGAAGGCTTCTTCTGTTCTTCAACTTCCAGACTTGACCATTCGACCAAGTGAGGATGGAAAGAACATTCTTGCCGTTGTTGACGATCGACAAGATCCTACCAGCAACAACTACTCTGTTGATCTTGGTGAGAACCCTTGTGATGAGGACTTTGTTTTCAACTTCAAGTCAGATCTTCTTCGAATGTATCCTGGCGATTACACGGTCAACTTTACAGAGACAGTAATCAGTGAATTCGTGAACGCGAACATTGATTTGACGTATTATATTGCACTAGAGTCCTCTAGCAAGTACGGAGGTTGATTTAATTTATGCTAGATCATGGTTTGTTCGTCGAGAAGTATCGTCCTCAGACACTGAGTGATTGCATACTTCCAAGTGAAATCAAAGACACTCTCACCAAGATGGTGGAGTCTGGTGAATGCCACAACCTGCTTTTTCATGGTGGAGCAGGTTGTGGTAAAACCTCTGTTGCAAGAGCGATCTGCAACGATCTTGGAGCAGATTACATTCTTATCAACTGCTCTGAGGATGGAAATATTGACACCCTGAGAACAAAGATTCGAAGTTTTGCAAGCACTGTTTCTTTGAATGGTAATGCAAAGGTTGTTATTCTAGATGAGTTTGATTATAGCAACGCTCAGAGTATTCAACCTGCTCTTCGTGGAGCGATTGAGGAGTTCTCTAAGAACTGTCGATTTATCATCACTTGTAATTACAAGAATCGAATCATCTCCCCGATTCATTCTCGGTTCACAAATGTTGATTTTACAATCAAGAGTGATGAGAAGCCAAAGATTGCACTGAAGATTCTTGGAAGGATTCAAGATATTCTGAAGACTGAGGGTATTCAATACGATCAAGAAGTTCTTGCAAAACTTATCACCAAGCACTTTCCAGACATTCGTAGGATGCTGAATGAACTACAGAGGTATTCATACAACGGTTCAATTGATGTTGGCATTCTTTCTTCGATGGGAGATGTTCATGTCAAGGATTTGATGAAAGCGATGAGTCAGAAGAACTTTGCTGAAGTTCGTAAGTGGGTTGTGAACAACCTAGATAATTCATACTCTGATATTTTTCGATCAATCTATGAGGGACTGTCGGAGTATGTCAAGCCAAGTTCTATTCCTCAAGCAATCGTGACTCTTGGTGAATATCAATACAAGGCTGCTTTTGTTGCAGATCAGGAAATTAATTTAACTGCTCTTATGGTAGAGTTAATGATGGAGTGTGATTTTAAATGAAAAAGTTTGTTCCAGTAAGAGATCTAGTAGCACTAGAAACCACTCTAAAGGAAAAGAAGACAACCGAGCAAGGTATTATCTACACCGATAATCAAATTGAAGATAATTACTACGTTTGGAGTACAGTATATGCGGTTGGTCCAGAAGTTACCGATGTAAAGCCTGGGGATCAGGTTCTATGGAAACTCGGATCTAATGATGGTGCCTTCTACAAGGATGGTGATTTTGTTGTGGATGTCGTGAAGTTCTCTGATCTATTGGTTGTACGAAATGAACCTGAGTGATTTCCTAAATTCTATTAATCATAAGAAGAATAATCTCTTTCAAGAAAACGAAGAGTTTGCTGAAAAGTCGTATTTACCCTATATCGTAAATAGGTGTCTATCCTATTTTCCAGATACAATTCTTCATGCCAATCTGATGAACATGAATTCTGGACTTCCGAAACGAATGCAGTATGAGTATTACCTCAACAGCATTCGGAAGAACAAGAGATTTTCCAAGACTCATAAGAACGAGATGACTGATGAAATGTCTGTTGTGGTGAAGCATTTTTCGATCTCCAGATCTAAGGCAAGAGAGATTATTCCTCTGCTCAAGACTGAGTTCTTGGATGAACTGAAGGACATCTACCTCAAAAATCACTAAAGTATAAATACTAAAAAGTGAATAGAGGTATAACAACATGGAAGATGTATTTAAAGGATTGGGTGTACGAGTTAAATTAGAAGATGAAGATGACTTTCTGATCATAAAAGAAACTCTGACAAGGATGGGAGTTTCTTCTAGAAAAGAGAATAAGTTATTTCAGTCTTGCCATATTCTTCACAAGAAGGGAGAATATGCGATTGTTCATTTCAAAGAATTGTTTATTCTAGATGGATTAGAAAGTGACATCTCAGAGAGCGATGTAGGTAGAAGAAATCTTATTGCAAAACTTCTTGAAGAATGGGAACTTTGTGATATAATCGACACAGATCGAATAAAGGAACCTCTTGCGAGTATGGGACAGATAAAGATTCTTTCTCATAAGAACAAGCATGAGTGGGAGTTGATACCGAAATACCACATAGGAAAATGATTTATGAAAGTGATTAGTTTTTATACTGTAGGTGACGACAACGATTATTACGAAAAATGTGCTGAACGACTTCGAAAGAATTGTTCTGACCTAAAAATAGATTTGGACTTGGTAGAAAAGAAATCACTCGGATCTTACCGAGTTAATTGTCTCTCAAAACCCCAGTTCATTCTCGACAAACTACAAGAGCATAATCAACCTGTTACATGGATTGATGTCGATACTATTTTTAGACAGTATCCGGCGGATTTTTATAACGAAAACTTGAAGAATGTTGACATAGCATTCTCCTCTTCGATACCAAATCTGGCTGGGATGAAAGCATCTCCTTTGTACTTTGCGAACAATGAAATTT